GTTTATCCCAAAACACGCGAAGGTGTTCTTGTAAATATTTCAGAAAATATGAAACCCGAAGCAATTGTTCCTTTGGATCAATATAATAATAAAATAGAGGGAATCAATTTATCCGAAAAAGCAACAGAAGGTGTTCTTGTAAATATTTCAGAAAATATGAAACCCGAAGCAATTGTTCCTTTGGATCAATATAATAATAAAATAGAGGGAATTAATTTATCCGAAAAAGCAACGGAAGTTATTCGTTCTTCTTATTTTGAAGAAAAAGATGCTACGGAATCTCAGACACCAATCGTGATAAACAATATGAATAATGTATCAGGTGGCGGAGGAGGAGTAGAATCCGCTAACTATCAATTCCAAACAGATCTATCGAAGACATTCGACAATGTGTTCGACATGATCCTAGAAAAGAATTACAGAACAGGTATAGTATAAAAAACAACCCCCTTTCGGGGGTTGCTTCTTTGAGAAATCCTTTGTTTAGAAAGGATTGTCGTCCTCTTCTGCGAGCTTCTTGAAGTAATCAAGTGCGCTCTCTTCCTCGTTATCCTCATCGGAATCCGAGTCCATCTTTGGAGGGGACTTCTCCTTGAAAGATGGAGCAGCCTTTGCGCGAGGGAATGAATCCTCATCGTCATCAAAGGACTCTGCGGTCTTTGAGGTGACCTTTGCATCACCATTTAGGACTTCATTTAGACGAGCCTTAAGTTCCTCGTATGTCTTGAAACTTGCAGGATCGTTGAACTCCTTAAGAGCGTGTTGCTTCTTCCAAAGAGCCTCCAACTTTGCGTCATCTCCATCTAGGAGAGCAGATGGAGCTTCAAACTCACTCTTGTCGTAATTAATGTAACCAGCAACCTTGCGAATCTTCAACTTGAAGTTTGCACCTTGCCAGAAATCAAAAACATTTACCGCTTCGTCATCCGCAAATTCGGGTTGGATCTTCTCCATGATCTTATCAAAGATCTTCTTACCGAACTTGTAGAGGAAAATCTTACCTTCGTTTTCGGGGTGCTTTGGATCGGATACAACGAGAATGTTCGCAATATACGACAACTTACGCTTGCGGTCACGGGCAATCTCCTTGTCCTTCTCGTTTCCGCTGTTCCAAAGAACAGTATTCATTTCCGAGACAGGATCCTTCTTTCCGATTGTGGTAAGAGAGTTCTCAATGTACCAACCGCCTGGTCCCTTGAAACCATGAGTAAAGATGCGAACCCAAGGAACATCTTCACCATCAACTGCGGGAAGGAAGCGAATTACTGCGAATCCGTTTCCTGCTTGATCGACTTCAGGCTTCCAAAAGCGATCATCCTTGTACGACTCGCTTCCCTTGTTCAACTTATCAAGTTCTTGAGTAAGACGAGAGATAGTTGATTGCGAGTTTTTCTTCAAATTCTGAAACGACATATATTCTCCTTGTACGAAATGTACGGTGTGTGAACGAAGTGTAGTATAGCATCTGTTCGGATGCGTGTCAAGTATTTATAGGGGAAGACGAGCAGATTTTGGAAGAAGATTGATAGATTCTCCCTCTGCTCTTATTTTTTCAATTATTGGTTTAGATAAATGTTTTGCGACATAGATCGGATCTAAATTCTTCTCTTCGCAAAAAGTAACTATTGCTTGGATGTACCCGTCTTTGTTTTGAGATACTATCTTTTCTATCTCATGGTTTATGTTTAAATCATTAGTTTCTATAATCATATTATGTCCTTCAATATATTGAATATTTTTTCTGAAGATTTTCCATCTCCAAACGGACATGGTTTATTGATTATATAATTATTGTTGATGGTGTCAACTATATTTTTTAAAAATTTTGGATCAGGACATAGTACGCCATGAGTTTCTAAAACTTCTTGTCTCTCTGTGGTTTTTCTGCATATTATAACTCGTTTATTTAAAAATGATCCTTCCTCTTGAAGTCCACCACTATCCGTAATTAAAAACTTACATTTTGCAATCCGTTGTATCATTTCATCATAGGGAAGAGGATCAATAACTTTTACATTTTTTAACATACAAATAGCATCACTGATAGCAGGATTTGGATGTCGGATTAATGTAATGGGTAAATTTAAATTATCTATTTCCGAAAACCACTCTTTTATTATTTTATGATTTTCTCTTCTATGGAGCGTTACTAATATCTCATCTCCGTACTCTGGGGTAAGATTGCACAAATTATCCAACACGGTATTGCCAACAACATATATTTTATTTGTTATTTGCTCGTTTTGTAAATTTTGTTTTGATAGTTCTGTAGGACACAGATGAATATCTGTTATTCTAGAAATAATTTGCCGATATCCCTCTTCAGGATATGGGTTTTCTAAATCATATGTCCTCAATCCTGCTTCTAAATGTATGATCGGTACTTTATGATTAAATGCAGTAAGTGCAATAGCAAGACAAGTGCAGGTATCCCCCTGTATCAATACTGCTGATATACCAGAAAAATCAACAGAATTGATGACGGATGAAATTATATCATCCAATCTATTTTTATTTGTACTTTGTATGATCAACCTATCGTCGTATTTACCATCCGAGATATGTTCATGCTGCCCTGTGAACAAAATTTTATGTGGGTATTTTTTAGAATTAAAAAAATCAACCAATGGTTTAATTTTGATCCATTCTGGACGAGTACCATAACATAGTAAAATCATTTCTTAAACTTCCGTGATGTTTGTCGTACTTTCGCTCCACCTTTGTCTAAGCGATTTTCTGGTTTAATAATTTTTTCTTTTATGTGTAATTTAAATTTATGATTAATATCAGTAATGAATTTTTCATAAAAGTTGTAAGCATCATTATAATTTATTAACAATACATTATTTTTATAATTTTCATATAAATTATTAACATATTTCATGTAGGAATTGTATGTGCTTTTTACAACATTTTCGTCGTACTTATTCGTATTCCATTTTTTATAGGAAATTAAATATTCTTCTATCGGTTTAAATATTATGATTAAATTATCAGAATAATAAAAATTTGGTTCCAAGGAATGTTTTATTGCCCATTTTTTACGAGGAATAATAGGATTAAAATCATAACAATCATAATTGACATATTGAATATGATAAAAATTGTTGATTAATGCCCATTCTACAAAATTTGTACCACTTCGGGGAAGACCATAAACTTGAACTGTGTTTTTTACTATTGCTGTCATTTTATGAACCACCACGAATGGGGAAAGCCTCTATGTTTTCCGCAGGTTTCGTAGTTTATATTATTTTTGGATGTAAACTCTTTTACAGCTTCATATACCATTTTTTTATTATTAGAATTTGATTGTCGCATGAAATAATCATCGCCGCACATGATTCCTCCATATTTTAATTTTGGATAATATTTTTCCATATCATTCAAAACATATTCATATGCATGATTTCCATCAATAAAAATAAAATCTATAGAATTATCTTCAAATTCTTCTACAGCATCAGTGCTAGTTTTTCTTATTATTTGTGCATTTGAAAAGTTATTTAATTTTTGTTTTGCAGATTCGTAATGAAAATCATTAGCATACTTACATGAAGCATCATGTTCATAATCTGCGTATTGTAGATAAGGATCTATTCCTACAAATTTTTTTATTTTAGATTGTGTCAATAATTTTAAAGAACTTTCGCAAAATCTAACTCCTATTTCAACAACTAAATCAAATGATTTATCTTTAAATAAAAAACTTAAATTGTTAATACTTGCCATAATAATTCCATTTATAAATTTTATTGTGTTACCCGTTAAATATTTTCTATTGCTTTCTTATAACAAGTCCAATTACATTAAGATGACCATAACGATTGTTTGGTATTAAACTAGTATTCCCATTTAACCTGTTATTTGAATATTCTATTTTTTTATCAAGCCAATTTTCTATTTTATTGAGTTGTGCGCCAGGAAAGTCCATTGTAACTATGAGTAGACCACCAGTTTTTACCATAGAAAGTAAATTTTTTAAAATAAAAACATGATCGTGTTTTACTTCCTCTATTGTTGAAACATTAATTACTATATCATAGAAGTCAAATTCCTCCTTTGCAGGAGGTGTCGTAATGTCCCATATTTTGGTATGAGGGTGATTACTTTTTTTAATATCAGAATGAACTGTATCGTATAAACTATCTAATTTTTCTCTAAAAATATTATGAACACCTTCCCATCCCCAAGAAGTATTGTGAATTATACTTGGAGTTTTTGTATATTTTTTAATAGAGTTCAAAATATAAGGATATTCATATGATCTGGACCAATTTCCATATGTATTATCGAATTCGTCGTCTAAACTAAGAAATCTAAAATCTTGAATACTTATC